GTAGCAATTGCAAAGCCAATTATCTCTCCTTGGTTTGTTGCCCAACCAGCTCCTAATCCATTATTTATACCTTCGTCTCTAGTTTCTAAATCTATTGCAATTTCATCTGCCTCTGACAAGTCTTTGTACTCACTCGGGGCAGACCAAATGTGTTTTTTAAAATTAAATGTTAGCTGAAGACTAGTCATTTTTAATAATTTCACCTGTAGATGTTAAAATAGGTTGATCAGGATTAGCGGATTGCACATCCTCCATTGGTGGAGATTTGCCAACAAAGAATAAATTACCTGATACTGTAACCCTTTCGTCATCTATCTCATAATAAGGATAAACTGTATGACATAAATTGGCAGGAAATATATAACCCGTACCCTCATAAGTTCTATCAACTAACTTTGTCGTGGAGTGTATCTCATTATCCAAACCTATGTGTATGAAATCTAAAGCACCGACAGAGTTAGAATTAGACTCTTTGCCTGGACCAATCTCTGCTTGATCTTTAAAAACAAAAGGTACTTTAACAAATATTACAAAAGAAAATACACCAAAGTGTTTATGCACAGGATTAAATTCGTGTTTTTTCATAAAGTTGACCCATAAGTTAGCCAAATACAAAGAAACAGGAGCTTCTTTTTGCACTGCCTTTATTTTTTGCCTAAGAACATAATCCCGCAAATTTTGTTTTTCAAATATAAAATTATCTAAAAATTTATATAATTCAGGAAAGTCTGCATCTAAAACATATTCATCTCTTATGTTACCCGCTAAATGCATATTCCATTTTAGTTTTTTATTTGTACGATCTACTTGAGATATTCTTAATTTTAGTTCATCAAAAATATCCGTTGGTAATATAAACTTTTTTAGATATGGATATTCGTTACTCATAATCTCTCTCTATAATCATATCAATGTAATGTTTAGCTTTTTCCAGATCTTCTTTTCCATTTTTATTACGGTGTCTACAAATATACTTTATTACATTACCCTCTGCAAATAGTAATCTGTTTTTATTAATAAACTGCGCGGGTTGTATCTTAAAATTTTGATAATGCGAGCCGCCTCTGTCCCACAAATTATTTAAATTTTTCTTTAATTTCATTTAACAATTTAGTATACGTTAATTCATTTTTATCTTCTAAAAATTCTGTTGTAAGAACAAAACGTGGTCCGTCATAATTAACAACCATATGTTCTTTCTGATTGTTAAATAAATATCTTGTGCCTGGAAAATACTGTAATTCAAAAATAGAGTGAGATACGTCCGGAGTATGTCTAAAAAAAGTATAAGAAGTATTTGGTGTCTGTATTAACATATTTACACAAACACCTCTATTAGTATCGGTATGCCAATTATACATAGTTTTGTTTTCCATTTTTAGAATCCCAGCTTTAAATGGGTGTCTGTCATAAAGCCAACTGTAGAAGTAATCTTTCATTACTAGTTCGTGTGGGACAAGACAAGCTGTAAAATTAAAATAATCAATCCACTCTGTCTCTGGATTCCATATTAAATCATCTAATTTAGGGTGAAAGAATTGACCAGCTTTTATTTCTTCAAAAAAAGGACTCATTTTTTCTCCTGTAAGTATACTAAATAGTCCGTACCTATGGGATAATTATATTTATAATCTGTTGACAAAATATGTAAAGTGTTTTTTGCACGAGTCACTCCTGTGTAATATACTCGTTTTTCATCAGATTTTTCTTTTGTATTTTTATTTAAGAAAGCACTAGGCCAGTTAGTTTTAGAATAAATAAGAACATTATCTGCTTCTCCACCTTTTACAGAATGAATAGTGTCAATAATAATTTGTGGTTCAGCACTTAACTGACGAGCACCGTATCTTTGTAGCAATCTTATAAAATAAGTGACTTGCTCAGGTTTAAAATTTCTTTGTAATATCTCCCACCAAGGTTTTGATTTGCAGTCATCATCTAGATCTAAACCACACCATTCTTTCAAACCTTTAAAATCATACTCCTGATAGTCTGGTAAACCTGTCCAAAATTTATCTCTTCTATAAGACAAATCAGCTAATTGCCTGATATATTTGAACATATTTTCAGCTTCTTTTTTGTTTATTTTTTTGTCCTTGTTTATTTTTGTCCACGATCTTATAGCTTGCCATTGGTTCACATCAAAAGAACGGTTGCCTCTATTATCTCCATAATATAGTCCTGCATCTTTAGCACACATTCTTAATTCATTAACTGTTGTGTTTACCCGTCCAAGAATATACCAAGTGCCCGGTAATTTACCTATAGGCACCTCATTAAAATTAAGATACCGTTTGACTGTCCCTTCTTTTTGTAAGGCTTCGTAATCTTTTTCTACACTATCTAATATGCCGCGCCTAATGATTTGTGAGAAATGATGTATTGCCTCACCAAAACGACGGGTCTGTCTTAAAATTACTTTTCTGCCTGGAAAATAAGTTGTGAAATATGCGGGATCAGCACCATTCCATTTGTATATGCCTTGATCATCATCACCTGCTAAATATATTTTTTTTGCATTTTGAGATATTTTGTAAATTACTGACCATTGCAGCGGGGTAAAGTCTTGAGCTTCATCAAGAATTAAAATTTCTAGCGGTGGAAAATTTACTTCATCAATAGCTCTCTCAATCATATCGGTAAAATCTATAAAAGAATTTTTTTTATAATTTTCATATGTTTTAATTTTTCGTAAAAACACATCAAGTGAGTCTCGTTTGTAAGATTCTTTTTTGTAAACTAATATGGGGTCTTCACACATATTACGTGATTTATCATAAACACCTAATGACCAATCTTTGTAAGTAAAATTATCATCCGATAAACGACTGTCTGATGTTTTTATAATTCTAGCTTGTAATGCATAATCCAACATACAATTTTTAGGATCAAAAACTTCTTCTTCAAAATATCTTCTGCAATATTTATGTAAAGTTTTGAACCTCTGAAAATCGTCAATTGTATATTGTGTGAATGCAGCTAGGGCTCTATCTCTTGCGGTGTCAACAGCTTTGTTAGTAAAAGATATAAAAGCAATGTCTTTAGGATGAGTGCCATTTGCAAGATATTTTTTTAAAACTCTCTCTATTAATGTGTAAGTTTTACCTGTACCCGGTGGGCCAAATATTTTTATTGTTTTCTTGTGAATACTTTTATGTTTTTGGAGATCTAAATTTGTTTGTGTGGTATCCATCGTCCATCTCACTTACATCGTTTTTTGGTTTTGTTTTTATTGCTTGGTGACTTACAAAGTTAGGCATCTCTACTGACCATACGTTTTTCTCTCCTTCGTGATAATCTTTTCTTTCACAGTTTAGCATCCTCAATGCATCAGCGGTAGTATTAAACATCCGCGCAGCATTCTTTTTTAGAAATTTATCTAATGTCAATTTTTTAAAATAACATACATTAGATTTACTATCTAGTACAACATAACCGTCTTTTAATTTATCAAACTTATCTTGCTCTATGTGCGATTCAAAAAAATCTTTTAGAACAGAGTATCTCTCTTCTTCAAGAGTATCAGCATAAGTGTGTTCCAAACTCTCTTCAGCTCGCTCAACAATACTTTTCATTAATAATTCAAAAGGGCTAGGTCCCTTTCTTGGTTTTGGTAACGTCAACCAATAAACTCTATGTCTTAATAATTTCACTCTAAAAGATTTTTCATCTTTCATATCTTCTGGTGTGACACTTACGTGCTGCCCTTTGTAATCAAATTGATACCAGATGTTGTTTGTAACTTGTATATATTTTATATTTTCAAAATGATCAATAATATCTGGCACAGCATCACCAATGCCTAAACTTCTTGTTTTACAGAGATCTTTGTTACATATTGGTTGATACTCAGGATGTTTAGGTGGGCATTGAAAAGTGTATCCACCCTTTGACACAGATTTAGCCAGTGCTATAACTTCTGATGCCGGTAGTGGAGTGCTAAATATTTGATTGTTTCTGTTTATAGCAATTTGCTCGAGTTGTTGTACAGATATTGCTGGATCTTTTTTTGACTCTAAAACTAACACATTAAATAAAAAATTATTTCTATTATTGCCACTCCAACCCTCTTGTATGAGTTTTTGGACACAAGGTGGGTAATTACTCCATTGTGTTTCTGCCTCATATTCAACAACTTTAAAGTTAAAAAAATCTTGTGGACTAATAGTTTTTTGTTCAGCTAACTCAATAAATTTACCAATTAAAACGGGTGTATTATTATCATCAAATGCAAATTCCATTGATGCATTAAAATTATGATAAGGCATATTAACGGCTTTGTTACACGGAAAAATTTCTTGTGCAAGAAAGTATTGTTGATTTATTTCTGATAGTTTTTTTAATACTTTGTTTGTGTCAGCAAAATCATTAAAGAATACAAAAATGTGTAAACCGCCTGATTTTGATTTCACAGGCACAAATGGAAGCTTGTATTTTTTAATAATTTCTACGTATTTTTTTTCGGAGTAATCTTTGTAATTATTTGGGTCTACATCTATGCACCCCCATTTACATTGATCGTCCTTTTCAGGTTTAAGACCTAATCTTATTTTACCATCAAGATGTTGTCGCCATAGATTGCTTGTCACTGGCTCGTGAACCGTGATGTATTCAGCTGACTTCTTACCTCTCTCATCGTCCTCCCCTGTTAGGGAGGACTTGAGATAACGAGAGTTGTCACCCTCAAATAGTTTAAAGAGTTTGTCCTCCATTAGAAAGGAGTATCGTCTTCAATTTCATTTTCTTTAGAGGGCGATTTTGACTCATTCATTGCATTTTCTTGACCAAAATCTACTTTACCAAATATTTCAGAGGATTTTGCACTTTCATAAAAATCCTTCGTCACTTGTAAAGTTTTATCATAGTCAGCTATGATTTTGTCAAACTCAATAACCCAACCATACCAAGAATTTTGTGAATTGGACTCTTTGGTTGTGGTTAGTTTGTAAGTCGTTGCCCAAGAAGGAGGACAGAAAAAACCATTTTTACCTTTCATTCTTCTTGATTGAATCATAGAATTCCATAACTTTGATTTTTTCTTTTGTGTAGATTTCATACCTATTACAACACTTTCAATAGGTTCATAATCTTTGTTTAATATATAGACATCC